GGCGAGTCGATCCGAGGCGTCGCGCGCGACATGGGGATCAATCCAAAGACCTTGCAGGATCGTCTCAAGAAATGGAGGAGCAGACTTGATGACCCGACTGACGAAGATTTCTATCCTGACGCGGCGTGAAAACACGATGGAGCTGCCGGTCGATTCGCGGCGCATCCACGCCTGGTACGCAGCACGCGAGCGTGACCCGGAACGCGCGCCGCTGATTCAGGACGCATTCCCAGAACTCGACGACGAGCAGCGCGAGTTCATGCTGACCGGCGCGACCCCGGAAGAGTGGCGCGCGTTTTCGTCAAAGATGCGGAGGCATTAGCATGAAGCCGGTTGTGCGCGTCATCGAAGAACTGATCCTCGAAAACACCAGTCCGACGCAGATCAGAAAGATCACGCTGTCCGGTCGTGATTTAGACATCTGCCAGCGAAACGCGGAGATCAGGCAGCGGCAAATCGGACAAAGCACGATGTCCTCGTTTGCGTATCATTTGCAAGGCGTCATCGGCGAAGCTGCGGTGCTGCGCGCGTTTGGTGCGCCGCTTCGCTTTCTGCACAAAGACGAAGACTTCGGCGTCGATCTCGTGATCGGCACGATCGCCGTCGATGTCAAATGCACGAGTGGTCCGATGCCGAAATGCAATCTCCTGCTCGACGCCGACAAGGAGGTCCGCGCCGACGTGCTGATGCTGGCGCGGACCGACGAGCCGTTCGGCTTGCGCGAAGAGAACGACTCACTTGAAGTCGATCTTCTCGGCTGGATTGAGCGCGAGACGTTTATGCGAGACGCTAAGACGTTTAAGACGCGGCAGGGTTTGAAGCGACGCTTGATGAACACGGAACTGCGACCGATCGAAGAGTTCGCGACGCAGCTTGAGCAGCTAATCGACATCGACGGTTGAATTGCGGTGTCGTTCGACCGGCGCGAAAGTATTTCGACGCATCTCTACAGACTGACCAGCATCAAGGAGGAACACGATGCGACCGCAGGTGAAAGAAACCAGCTTTCAGGCATGGCAGGAAATCAAAACGACGACGATGGGGGAGAAGCAGCGCGCGGTTTACGATGCGCTGAAGTCGGCCAAGCGTCCCGTCACGGGTCGCGAGATTGCGCAGTTTCTGAACCTCGACGGCGCGTGGAAACGTCTGCCTGAATTGGAGCGACGCGGTTTGGTCATGCGAAGCGGCACGCGAAGGTGCAGCGTCACCGGACGAAGCGCGCAAACTTGGGTGCGCGTAATCTGATCACAGTCTGTTTTGATTCGGAGTGTCCAAATGGATTCAAAATACAATAGCTTCATTGAATCAAAAGCCATTGCTGTGCCGCATGTGGGATTTGAACCTACGACGCTAAATTCAAATCTGTTTGAATGGCAAAAGTCGATTGTTCGATGGGCTTTGCGCAAAGGACGCGCGTGTCTCTTTGAGGATTGCGGACTTGGTAAGACAATCCAGCAGCTCTCTTGGGCTGAGCAGATCCCAGGCAAGGTGCTGATTCTTACGCCTCTTGCCGTTGCCGAACAGACTGCGAACGAAGCCGCTCGTTTTGGCATTGAAGCTAGTGTGTCAAGAGACGGTAGCGCTCGCGATCAAATCACAATTACGAACTATGAGCAGATGCACCGTTTCGATCCATCTGAATTTCAAGGCATTGTCCTCGACGAGTCGTCTATTCTGAAAGCGCAAACTGGCAAGATCCGATCACAGATCATCAAAGCAGCAGCGGATATTCCTTATCGGTTGGCATGTACCGCAACGCCTGCGCCCAACGATCACATTGAACTTGGAAATCATGCTGAATTTGTCGGAGCGATGCCGACCCAAGAGATGCTCGCTCGATTCTTCGTCCACGATGCCGCAAAGACACAGGACTGGAGATTAAAGGGTCACGCCAAAGATGATTTCTGGTCATGGGTAGCGACTTGGGCCGTGATGCTTCGCACTCCTGCTGACTTGGGTTTCCCGGCTGATGGTTTCGATCTGCCTGATCTAAGAACTCACCATCATCACATTTCGACTGGGATCGTTCAGGATGGCGAGCTCTTCGCGATGCCCGTCAATTCGCTGAACGATCAGCGAGCGGCGCGAAAAAAAACGATGCGCGATCGTGTCGCGAAGGTCGCCGAGATGGTCAACGCTAGTGATGATCCGTGGGTGATCTGGTGCGAACTGAATGCCGAAGGCGACATGCTCGAATCAGCGATCCCGGATGCGGTGCAGGTCAGCGGATCTGATTCAGACGAAACGAAGCGCATCCGGATGCTTGGATTCTCAACTGGTTTGCATCGAGTCATCGTGACGAAGCCTAAAATCGCGGGATTCGGCATGAATTGGCAGCATTGCCGAAATGTGGCATTTGTCGGCCTTTCGCACTCGTGGGAGCAGTATTACCAAGCGGTGCGAAGATGCTGGAGATTCGGCCAAGCTCAAGATGTAGACGTCCACATTGTTTCGACGGATATTGAAGCTGCGGTGTTGAAGAATATCGTGAAGAAGCAGGCCGCAGCCGACGACATGGCTGCTGAAATGGTCGCGCGAATGAAGAGGACGATGATGCAAGAATTGCAGGGCAAGACTCACATCTTGAGCAAGATCGAAACCGGCAATGTCGTCAATGGCGACGGGTGGACGATGTATCACGGCGACTGCGTTGACGTTGTTTCATCGCTTGATTCGGATTCGATAGGTTATTCGGTCTTTTCCCCGCCGTTTGCTTCACTCTATACATATTCAGATGATCCGCGCGACATGGGCAATTGCTCGGACAACGATGCATTTTTTGAGCATTTCAAATATCTCATCCCTGAAATCTACCGAGTTACCCAGCCCGGTCGTCTGGTTTCATTTCATTGCATGGATTTGCCGACGAGCAAAGTCCGTGATGGATTTATTGGGTTGCGAGACTTTCGCGGAGAACTGATCCGCGCGTTTGAGTCAGAGGGCTGGATTCTGCACTCTCAGGTCTGCATCTGGAAAGATCCGGTTACGGCGATGCAGCGCACGAAGGCCTTGGGGTTGCTTCACAAGCAGATCAAGAAAGACTCATGCATGTCACGGCAGGGGATACCTGACTACCTTGTCACGATGAGGAAGCCAGGCGATAACGACAATCCTGTCGAGCACACTAACGAAGATTTTCCAGTCGAACTGTGGCAGCGATATGCTTCACCTGTCTGGATGGACATCAACCCAAGCGACACGCTCCAGTTCCGTTCTGCTCGGGATCACGATGATGAACGTCACATCTGCCCGCTGCAACTTGATGTGATTCGCCGCGCGCTCAAGCTGTGGAGCAACCCCGGAGATGTAGTCTTGTCTCCGTTTGCGGGTATCGGTAGCGAAGGTTTCGTATCGCTGGAATGCGGAAGATCATTCGTAGGAGTAGAGTTGAAGCCTAGTTATTTTAATGCGGCGTGCGAAAACCTTCGATCTGTTGCCGATCAAGGAAATCTGTTTTGATGTTGGACGTTCATGAAAAGATCCAATCCGTTGTTCGAGGCGCGGATTTGAAGTACGGACAATTCACTTCGACGCATGAAGCCTATGGGGTTCTGGCTGAAGAGGTGGCCGAGCTGCTTGATGAGATTCGGGCGAACAATCGCGACGGAGTGATAAATGAGGCGATCGACGTCGCAGCAGTCGCCACCCGCCTCGCTATTGCAGCCGCATATTGCGCAATTCCGTTTCACCGACGAAGTGGTTTTGATGGGTGAGAAAATGCACGCGCGACGGTGCAGCGTGACGGGACGCAGCGCGCAGACCTGGGTGCGCGTGCTTTGAATGAGCTGGCACTATTCGCAGGCGTTGGTGGAGGCTTACTCGCAAGCAGATTGCTCGGATGGCGAACAGTCTGCGCTGTCGAGTTCGACCCCTATGCACGAGACGTTCTGCTCGCACGTCAAAACGACGGATGCCTTGAGCCGTTCCCGATTTGGGACGACGTGCGGACGTTTGATGGACGACCGTGGCGAGGCGTTGTTGATGTGGTTTCGGGAGGCTTCCCGTGTCAGGATATCAGCGCAGCCGGTCGAGGCGCAGGAATCGAAGGCGAGAAATCAGGACTCTGGTCAGAGATGGCGCGAATCCTTTGCGAAGTACGACCCTACTACGCGTTCATTGAAAACAGTCCAATCCTCACTTCTAGAGGACTCGACCGCGTACTGTGCGACCTTGCCGCGCTGGGGTTCGATGCAGAGTGGGGAGTTATCGGAGCGCACCATACCGGCGCACCTCACAAACGTGATCGTATCTGGATCGTTGCTGCCGACGCCAAGCGCATCAAGTTACGGGACGAATCAAGGTGGCGGCATGGGAAGGACAGGCAAGGTGCGTCCCAGTTTGCAAACGATGGCACGAAAGAATCTGTGGCCGACTCCGAATTCGAGAGATTGGAAAGACTCAGAAACGCAGGGGAATCGGAAAAGCATCAACCTAGGGACGGCAGTTCATCAAACGAGTCCTTGGAGATCTTGCAAGGGATGCGAAAACTTTTGGTGCGTGAAACATCAGATGCACGCGCACGATTGCGAGTGTCCGCCGATCGAAAAGTGGGATACGAGTCCCTACTCAATTGGTGGCAAACTGAACCCGACGTGGGTCGAGTGGCTGATGGGGTGGCCTCTCGGATGGACAGACTGCGCTGTATCGGCAACGGACAAGTTCCAAGCGTGGCTGCACTCGCATGGCGCACGCTAACAAATCGACGCGCTGGAACCAGGTAGAAGGACAGCGCGAAGATGCCAGCAGATCCTATTCGAAGGGGTGTTCGAGGGGGGTCTTGAACAGTCTGCTGGTGAGAAGCGCGACTCGGACGTTCCGGGTCGCGTTTTCTCGTTTTTGGACTCGGCCAAGCGAAAACCGACCTCTGCCAGCGCGTAGATGCGCTCTCAGGCGCTCTAGAATCTTCTCTGCCGTGTCTTAGACGCGCGCCGCTGTCTAGGTGCCTCAAGACGCAAAAACGCCTCCAGAAGCATCCTGCGGCGTCTAACGCAAAAACGTAGTTTTTTTACATCGGAGCTTTTTTTTTATTGCGGGATGAAAGAAAAGCGATAAATAGCTTGCCAACAGGCGTCGGATACCCGACACTACTGATGTCGCACGAAGCGACCCAACAGGAGGAACAGAGACATGTCGATCGAACTTCAGAACGCTTTTGAAATTTCCAAGGCGGAGCGGCGCGCCGCTCCCGTGGACACCCGAGTCCGAGAGGCTCTCGCCGCAGGTCGATTTGTTCTGGTTGCGATCTTCGAGGCTTACTGCCCCCGGACGGACGCGATCCTCGGATTTGATCGACACTTTCAAGGAGCGTTCGACACTCGCGCCGAGGCTCAGGATGCTCTGGAGGCGCTTTGGGCGGATGTCCCCGACATCGACGCGGACATCGTCGCCCCCCCGGTTTACGGCTGCGATGAGGCCTCGGTTGTCCGCGAGGATCTGCCTTTTTAGTCGCGCTTTTTCACCAACCCACTCGCCTCGCTGGCCTTGTGCCATGCGAGGCTTTTTGGGTAGAAGCCGACGGCTTCGCAACTGGAGGAACAGACCGATGACCGACGACCGACGACAGAACGAGTTCGTGCGCCGAGAGTGGCGCGAAAAGCGCGCGCGCAGGTTCTCACCGATCCACCCTGGTCCGACTGACTGGGACACCGCACGCGCGATTGAGGACACCGACTTCGACATCGCAGACCTAGAGATCGACGCGGACGAGCTGCGCCAGATTATCGAAGGCGCGCAGACGCAGATGGAGGCCCGATGATGCCGAAGCACAAGCCGATGGTGATGACCGGAAACGAACTCTACCACCAGCTCTTCTGCGAAGGCGGTGCCTGGTCGAACGGCTGGGAAGAGCGCGAGATTGCCGACAAGCTCGCGGTGCCTTTTAACGAGGACACAGACCAGCTCGACAGCGATTGCATCGTCGATTTTTGGTGGCGAGTCGAATGGCCGCAGCACGTGACGGTCGCGCAGTTCAACGCGGACGCTACGTATCACGGACCGTTTCTCACGGAAGAAGAGGCGCAATGATGCAGACGCAGGAAGCCATCACCGACGAACGAGAACAGCACAAGTTGGACTTGCGATACTACAAGCGAATTGCCTTCGATGATCTGCTTGATGCCATCAAGCATTTGCACCACGACAACGTCTATTACTCGAAGAAGTGCGCGGAAGACGCATACGA